GAAGCATTTGTGTTTGTGTGGAAGGATCAGGACGGCCATGTGACTGCGTTTGAGAATGACGCTGATCTTTGCGAAATGTTCTATGAAAAAACGAACCCACGGAAAAAGAAGTTCGCTGCCAAGTGGTGGTTTGATGATGATTTGAAGGGCTGGCGGCTCAATTTGTATTATGCTGACCGGATCGAATACTATTTCCAGGCGGGGGAATCGGTTGAGACGGGGGCGAAGTTTGTGCCTTATGCGGTGGATGGAGATGTGAGTGCGGAGAATCCGTTTGGGGAGATCCCGATTTTCCATTTTCGGAAGGATCGACGAAAACGGCAAAGCGACCTGCAAGAGTTGATCCCGATCCAGGATGGGGTGAACAAGTTGTTCAGCGACATGATGGTGGCGGCGGAGTTCGGGGCTTTTCCGCAGCGGTGGGTGATCTCGAATGCGGATATCAGCAAGCTGAAGAATTCGCCTAACGAAATTTGGGACCTGCCGGGGAGCGACGGAGAAGGGCAGGAAACGAGCGTGGGGCAATTGGCGGCCACCAGTTTGCAGAATTACTGGCAGACGATCGAGAAGCTGGTGGAGGCAGCGGCGAGTGTGAGCCGAACACCGCATTATTACTTCTTCAAAACCGGTACCAGTGAGTTGGGAGGAGAAGCGTTGATCGCCTTAGAGAGCGCATTGGTGAAAAAGTGCAAACGGTATATCCGCATTTTGCAGAATGAATGGCAGAAGATGGTGGAATTCATGCTGCGTCTTTCCGGAGAAAACATACCCTCTGTGGAGAAGGTGCGAGTGATCTATGGCCAACCTGAGACCATGCAGCCGTATACACAGGCACAGGTGCGGCAGTTGAATGTGTCGAGCGGGATCCCGCTGCTCACGCAGCTGCGCAACGATGGATGGAGTCAAACACAACTGAACCAACTGATGGAAGATGTGAAGGCGATGAGCAAACTACAGGAGATGAGCCTGGCAGAGGCGATGATCGAAGCCCAACGCAGGTTTGATCAAGGAGGCAACGGTCAGGACTTTTAAACTTCAGGAAAATTTGTTATACTATGAGAAAGCAGCCCGGCGGGAAGCGCGGGGCATTACGGAGGATGAGCGACCGTGAAAGTGCTAAAGGCACGTTCACGGTTTTTGTTTGTTTTAACAACTGGTAATTTCAGAAAGGAAGACGAGATGGTAGTGTTGGGCGATAGACGGGATGTCTTTGGGATTGGGCGGCCAATTTTTCTGCGGGATGCAGAGGCTGGAGGGAGCGGCTCTTCAGCTGGTGGGACTGCTGATGCCAACGCCTCTTCTCCACCGAATGGAGACTCTGGGCAGCAGGCAGCTGCGGAAGATGGATCTTCACAGGATGAGGTGGATTTTGGTGCATGGCAGGCGGAATGGTCGCCTGCGCAGAAGAAAGCGTTTGAGGCTTATGAGAGCGGTTTGCGAAGCGCTTTGCAGAAGGAGCGAAACGCGAAAGGTGATTTGGAGAAGCAGCTGCGCAGTTTGTCTAAGAAAGCCGAAGGGCAGGATGAGCTGCAACAGCAATTGCAATCGATGGCGGATGCGCTGCGGGCGGCTGAGGAGGAGGCCAGGTTTTTCCAGGAGGCTTCTGATCCGGCGGTGCGGTGCGCGCAACCAAAGCTGGCATGGCTGGCCGCGAAGGCGGAAGGTTTGGTGAATGGTGAGGGAAAGGTTGACTGGGACAGTCTGAAGAAGCTGTATCCCCCTTTGTTCCGGGACGGGACAAGGATACCGGAAGCCAACGCTGCGGAGTCGGGCGGCAGGCCGGGGACTATTTCAATGGATGATTTGTTAAGAAACGGTTGATGATTGACCGAAAGGAAGGATATGATGGCATTCAATCAGAGTATGGGCAGAAGCGATGTGGCGGGGCTGATCCCGCCTGAAGTTTCGATGGAGTTGTTGAACTCGGTGGCGGTGCAATCGGTTTGCATGAAGCTGGGGCGACGGCTGCGCAACATGAGCACGCATGAGAGCGAGATGCCGGTGTTGAGCGCGCTGGCGAGTGCTTCGATCAGGGATGGGGAATATGACCTGATCCAGGCGACGAAGATGCAGTGGGAAAACAAGGTGGTCACCGCCAAGCATGTGGATGCGATCGTGGTGGTGAGCCGTGACACGCTGGATGATGCGAAGGTGCCGCTGTGGGACGAGGTGAAGCCGGAGCTGGTTTCGGCTTCGTCTGAGGTGATTGACCTGGCGATGCTGTATGGAACTGGGAAGCCAAGCGCCTGGCCGACGGCGATCGTGGTGGGTGCGCTGGCAGCGAGCCACAATGTGAGCCTGGCAGCTATGGATGATCTGTATGACGCGATGTTGGGCGAGACAGGCGTGTTTTCCAAGGTGGAGGCGGATGGCTTCGAGGTGACGGGGATCGCGGCACATTTGACCCAGAAGGCGGCTTATCGCGGCTGCCGCACCACTGACGGTGTTCCGGTGTTCACGCCGGATCCGACCCAGCCGGGCAAGTCGCTGGTGGACGGGGTGCCGATCGAATTCTTGAAAAACGGGGTGGGCAATGCCACTTACAAGCAGATCGCGGGTGATTGGCAGCAGCTGGTGTATTCGATGCGCCAGGATATCAACTATGAAGTGACCACCACCGGCGTGATCCAGGATGGAGCGGGTAATATTTTGTTCAACCTGTTCCAACAGCACCTGGCAGCGATCAAGATGACGATGCGGCTGGGTTTCCAGGTGCCGAACCCGATCCGGCGCGAGAACGAGGACGAAGCAACCCGCTATCCGTTCGCTTATTTGACCGCGTAATAGAAATGAAGGGAAGATTTCCGGCAGCTTGACAGAGCAGCTGGAAATCTTCCCAATTAGAAAAAGGAGCAATTGATGGGTTTCTTTACGAGAAAACAAAAGGCTGATGCGGAATATTCCGGGCGCGTCAGCATCGAAAGCGGTGGCGAGCTGGATGTTGAGAGCGGCGGTGCTTTGAAGATCGGCGGGACAGCGGTGACCGCTTCGGCGGCTGAATTGAACCTGTTAGACCTCGGTTACCAATTGTTGGTGGCTGATGGGCCTATCACGGTGAAAAATGGGCTCTGTGCCATTGCCAAAACAGTAGCCGGGGTTGTGGCAGCAACATTGGCCAATCCAACGGCTGGTGCAGATGATTTCAAACGTCTCACCATTGTGAACGCGCAGGCACAGGCGAATACAGTGACCCTCACCGGCGGATTTGGCGGTGGTGGTGCTGGTGAAGATGTATGCACCTTCAGTGGTGTGATTGGTGATTGTCTTTCATTAATGGCTTATGGTGGTAAATGGTATATCACCGGCAGCCACCAGGCTACGATTGCGTAGAGAGGAAGGTATAAAAATGACGATTGAATATGGTAAAGGTTGGATGCGGGTTCCCCTGGCGGATCTCGATACGGTTGGCGGTGTGGTGAAGGTTGAGAACCCTGAAGGTGAGGATGTGATCATCACCAATGCGGTTCTCCAGGTTGATACGGCTGCGGACGCGGCCTGCACTGTCGATGCGGGGATTGATGATGGCGGGGATGTGAGCAACGACACCATTTTTGACGGGCTGGATGTGAATACAGCCACGGGCGTGTTTGACATGCGCGACGCGACCGATAATGGCAGCAATGGGGTCGGGAAAGCGCTGCTGTGGCCGGAAGGCTATCACCTGGTGGTGAGTAAGGCTTCTGGGGCAGCGGCTGGTTTGGAAGGATATCTGCATGTGGAATATATCCACGCAGAATAAATGACATGCGGTGGTACTTGAATGGGCGGGCACGTTGAGGCCCGCCCCTTTTCAATGCAGGAGGCGGATATGAGCGTAACGGAAGCGATGATTGGCACATTGCGGCGGATGGTGGCAGAGCCTGGTGATGAGACTTACAGCGATGAGGCTTTGGAGAGCATTTTGGAAGCGCATGCGGTGATCGATATACGCGGTGAATTGCCGCATAGCTGGGATGGCAGCACGACACCGCCCACAAAAGTGGCGAATGAGAACTGGATCCCGACGTATGATTTGCACCTGAGCGCGGCGGAGATCTGGGAGGAGAAGGCGGCCGCGGCTGCTTCGGGGCATGATTACAAGGTGGACGGGGCAGAGTTTGCGAACAGCCAGGTGTATGGTCAGTGCATGAAGTCGGCGCGGTATCATCGGGCGCGAAGGTATGCGCGTAATCAACAGATCCTGGTGAAGTAAATGACTGCCAATGCAGTTACGACTGCCTTGGCAGTTACGGCAGA